AAACAAAACTACAGAATATAGAAAACAAAATTCAAAAATTAGGTCAGGATCCTATCGCTACTTTAAATATCGTTGATGATGTTTTCGATGCTCGTGACACACAAGCCGTGATGACAGCCGTAAAGGACTTAGTAGAAAAATCAAATGGCAGAATTAATAATAACAGAGCGATGCAAATTATTTTAGGTCAAGCAAAAGAAAAAAAGAAACAAATAAAAAAACTACAAACACAATACAACGAAGAAGCTCAACGAATAGATGATTTTAAACCAGCAAAAAAACAAGAAGTAACAGCAACAGTTGTAGAAGAATTACAATCTGATTTATCACAAGCCGCAACAAAAAAAGCAAGAGACCTCGCTTTAAAATTAAAAGTAATGGCGGATCAAAATATTCCGTTAGAAAGTATGAAAGATAATGAACTGTTAACATATTTTCAACAAACAAAAGATACAGGAGGATATGGTGTATCAAGACCTGTTGGAGCAAGTCGATTAGAGTTGCAAAGTCAATACGATCAGTTGATGGATCTCCAACGAGAGCTAACAGCTTTAGCGCGTCAACGACCATATCAAATGAATGCAGAGCAAATTAATTTTTATAGAGATAAAGTAAAAGGACAACAAACAGCGATAATTGACACAATGGTAGAAGCTATTTCAAAAGATTTAATGAGCCAGTTATATGCGGATGTACCGCTTAAAAATAGATTACAGTGGGCCGATGCTGTCTTTAAACAAGCGGTGGCAGAAGCATGGCATCGTAAGTTTGTAGAAAAAGATCCAAACGCACCGAGTTTTATTGGTATTCAAAGTGGAGTTAATAGACGCGGTATGTGGAGACAAGATGGAAGCACAGCCACTTCTATTGAAGATAGAGCAAAAGATAAAGCGTCACGAATTGAGAGTTTCACGAACGCTGTAGCGAGTGGCCGTGATGCGTCGTTAGATAGAACTCAATACCCTGGCGTAGGCACAGACGAGTTCTACGGCGGACCGTTGACCGTGACTCCTGAAGGCACACACTATACAGGCGTGGGTGAGTCTATTATGAAAAAACTAGCAAATGACTACAACTCAAGAGTCGTTATTTTGAACTCTGCAACAAGTAATCCGACCTCAGCAAATTATTTTAAAATTATTAATCAAGATACAGGAGCTGATGTGGGCATCGGTGATACCTACCGACAAGCAGAAAACATTGCAAATGACCTTGTAGATAAAGAGGGAGGAAGATATAAGATTGAACGTACAACAGAAAAGGTATATGATACAGAACCTATCTTTGGTATAGAACTAACACCAGAAATGGGGCAACTGTTTAAGATATATAAATAAGGAAAAACATGGCAGTAGACAGACCAATTAATTACAATGGAACAGAGCCACAACAATCTGTTCCTGTTGATATAGAAATTCAAGACACAGGTGATGCAAACATTGAAATAATGGAAGACGGGTCGGCGATCGTTGGTAACGTACCAGAACAACCTGATATTCAATTTGGCTCCAACTTAGCGGAGTACATGGAAGAGAATGATTTAATTTTTATTTCAAACGAACTTCTTAGTAAAGTAGAAGACGACAAAATATCTAGAAAAGATTGGGAAGAAACATACACCAAAGGTTTAGACTTAATGGGTTTTAAATACGAAGAACGCTCTCAACCATTTCAAGGAGCAAGTGGCGTGACACATCCACTTTTAGCCGAGAGTGTTACACAGTTTCAAGCACAAGCATATAGAGAACTGTTACCTGCAGGAGGACCTGTTCGAACACAAATTATTGGAAAAGAAGATACACTAAAACAACAACAAGCAGAGCGTGTATCAGAGTTTATGAACTATCAAATTATGCATGAGATGGAAGAGTATGATCCAGAGTTAGATCAGATGTTATTTCATTTACCTCTAGCAGGGTCTGCATTCAAAAAAGTATATTTTGATGGCACACTAGGCAGAGCTGTTTCTAAATTTGTTCCTGCTGATGATATTGTAGTGCCTTATACGGCAACTGATTTACAGTCCGCAGAGCGCGTAACACACATCTTGAGACGTTCTCAAAACGATATTAAAAAATTAGTAGTGTCTGGTTTTTACCGTGATGTATCTCTAGAAGTATCAACCGAACAAGATCGTATCTTAGAGAAAGAACGTGAAATATCTGGCATCGAAAAAACAAACTACGAAGACGATAACTACACATTACTAGAAGTACATTGCGATTTGGATGTGCCAGGTTTTGAAACAGAAAGTGGTGTAAAATTACCATACATTGTAACGATGGACGAAGGATCAGGTAGAATTTTATCTATTTACAGAAACTATAGAGAGATGGATCCTCTATTTAAAAAAGATCAATACTTTGTACACTTTAAATTTTTACCAGGACTAGGCTTTTATGGATTTGGATTAATTCATATGCTGGGCGGTTTGTCGCGAACCGCGACTGCTGCACTACGTCAATTGATTGATGCAGGAACGTTATCCAACCTACCTGCAGGGTTCAAGGCCCGCGGCCTACGGATCAAAGATGATGATTCGCCGTTACAACCAGGTGAGTTTAGAGACGTGGATGCACCGTCAGGTGATCTACGTGCAGGACTTTTACCACTGCCTTATAAAGAACCAAGTCAAACATTATATGCTCTTCTTGGTTTTGTTGTACAAACAGGAACACGATTTGCAACGGTAGCTGATCAAAAGACAGGAGAGAACTTAGGAGCAAACGCCCCTGTTGGAACAACAATGGCAATGATGGAGCGTGGCACTAAAGTCATGTCTGCTATTCACAAAAGATTACACTACGGACAAAAAATAGAATTTAATTTACTTGCAAGAATATTTGCTGAGTACTTACCAACAATGTATCCGTATGAAGTAGAGGGAGCACCACCACAAATTAAACAACAAGACTTTGATGGAAGGGTAGATATTTTACCTGTGAGTGATCCTAATATTTTCTCGGTATCACAACGTGTTGTATTAGCACAAACACAACTACAATTAGCACAAAGCAATCCAAAAGGTCATAATGTATACGAAGCATATCGACGAATGTATACAGCACTTGGGGTGACAGACATTGCTTCTATATTGCCTCCACCACCGCAACCATCTCCTGTTGATCCAGGTATGGAAAATGCGATGTCATTAAAGGCAATGAACTTACAAGCATTTCCACAACAAAATCATGATGCACATATAAACGCTCATAGAGGGTTTATGTCGTCTATTTTAGTTAAAAACAATCCTGTAGTGATGGGAATATTGCAATCACATATTTCTGAACACGTTTCATTACAAGCAAGAGAGCTTGTTCAACAGAAATACATGGAACAAATGCAGCAAATGCAGCAAACAATACAACAAACACCTTCTCCAGAGCAACAACAAGAGCTACAAATGCAATTACAAGCAATGCAAATACAAATGGAAGGTGAAATTGCACAGTTAATTAACGAAATGACAACGCAAATGATCACTGAAGAGCAAGAATCAATGGATAATCAGCAAGATGATCCGTTGGTCAAGCTAAAAGAGCAGGAATTGCAACTTAGAGCGATGGAAATGCAACGAAAAGATGCTGAAACAGACAAAAGATTAGAAGTAGAACGCGAAAGAATTGCTGCAACCGACAAAATTGCACAAGATCGCATCGATTCTCAAGAAGATATTGCACAATTACGTGCAAATGTTAATCTGAGTAAGCAAAATGATAAAAAACCTAACACCAACTGAAGTATTACAGGAATATTTTAACGAATTAGTAATATTTGGTGATACAGCTTGTGAAAATCAAGAACAACAGATCCTTTTAGCAGGTGCCATGATGGCTGTAGCAAAAATGCTATACCATAACAACTTATCGGAACAAGAATACTTAAATATTATGAACCACAACGGAAGAGACTTGCTAAATCTGTTAAAACCCACTATACATTAAGGATAAAACTATGAGTGTATCAATTAAAAAAAGTAAAAAAGAAGGAACTGGTCCCGTTGGATCAAATGTTATACCTACTTTACCTAAAGAATTTGTTAAAGAGTTAGCTCAATACATGGCCAGACCAAATCCAGTCGGTGGTGCAAAAAAACCTAGAAAATTTACACAAAGATCTAAAGGCATTTCACAACCAAAACTTGAAGAAGAGCAATCATTAATTGAAAGAAAAGTACCTAAAGGTGAAAAACCAAATATGCTTGATGTAGCTGGTGGTGCAAAAACTTTAAATGTAAAAAAGGGTGGCTTAATAAAAAAGAAAAAACCTAAAAAGTCTGGTAGACTCGCAAAACGTGGTTATGGAGCTGCTAGAAAATAATGGGTAAATATAAAGATATAGACTTAACTAATAAGCAGAAAAAATTAGTTGCAGGAGATTATGCTAATCTTCAATCAAATAAAAGTAAAGGGAACGTTATAAGTACAATTCGAACAATCGATATGGGTAAAATACTTGGTGCTTTTCCTTTTGTTAGTGGTTCAACTAGAACTAAAAATAATGCTAAAGGTGGCATGATGAAAAAGAAAAAGTTTCCTGATTTGAGTGGTGATGGTAAAGTCACTAAAAAGGATATTTTAATGGCTAGAGGAGTTATTAAAAAGAAAAAATCCAAAAAGAAGGCAAAAAAATGAAATTTAAAAATGCAAAAATGACTACTGTCGCTGCAAAAAACCCTTTTCCTAATATGAAAGTGGGTTCTGATGCTGCAATGACTTTCCCTGCTTTTGTGGTAAAAAACAACAAAGGTTCAGGACCAAAAGGTCAAACGAGCAACATGCAAATTAAAAAAGTAGCATTTAAAGGCGTAAAATAGTATAATCCTCAACTTAACAAGGAGGTAGTATGAATCTACTGAAAGATCTATGGGATCATTTGAAAGAATGGTCGGATTGGAAAATGAAGGATTGGATCAAGGCGGCTATTGTAGCTATCGTGGTCATCTGGGTAATTAGTTGGATGACAGGCGGAGCAGCATAGTGCTTAATCTTCTCGGTGGCTTACTTGGTGGCGGAAAAGGTGGAGCCTTAGAAACTATTTCAAAAGTTGTCGATGAACTTCATACGAGTGAGGAAGAAAAACTAGATAAAAAAATTCTAATGCAACGCTTACAACAAAAGCTTGCAGAAAAACAATTAGATGTTAATGCAAAGGAAGCCAGCCATCGCAGCGTATTCGTTGCTGGCTGGCGACCAGCTATAGGATGGTGCGGAGCCCTAGCTTTATTTTTCGCGTTCATCTTATCTCCCTGTATTGAATGGTATGCAAAATTCTCAGGTATAGATATTGTCCCACCTGCTATAGAAACTGGGCCTCTTCTAGCAATTGTCACTTCAATGCTCGGCGTATCTGGTCTTCGCACTTTTGAGAAGGCACGAGGATTAACTAAGTAATGAGTTGGAATTTTAATGAAATGTTAGACAAGTGTTGGATGACAGCACTTCAACATGAACCAGAGGCAAAACTCTATCAAGGGTTTGCTACAAAAGAAATGAAATTTGTAAATTCTGTTTTTAGAGGAAAAAATAATACTACTCTTTTAGTAGAGTGTAATGACGAAGGAGAATCACATTTACATGATGTTGACAGTCCTTATATGGATGATTGTGTTATTCACCCACCTATAAAAATGTCACAAGAAGAGTCACTAAAAATATTAACAGAACATTTGGTAAATCCAGAGTGGTCAAATGTTGTTCTACGTAAACCTCTTGGACCAGAACCAATTAATACTTCTTATATTTATACATGTGTTACTGGTTATTGGGCCGTGGATACAGAAACAGGAGCCGTTACTAAATTTTCATGACATACGACGAATTAGCAGGTTCCGTAAAACTATCCGAAGGCTTCAGAGATCACGTGTACATAGACACGGAAGGATTTCGCACAATTGGGTGGGGTCATAAAGTAGTACATGAAGATAAGTTTGAAGATGGTAAAACATACACAAAAGAAGAATTACAAGAAGTATTTGATAAAGATTTAAATAAAGCAATTGGTCAAGCAAGAATGTTGATGGAAGAACATGGTGTAACCGATTTGCCTATTTTAGCGCAGCATACTATCACCGAAATGGTGTTTCAACTTGGGAAGTCAGGTGTTTCCAAGTTCCGTAAGATGTGGTCAAACCTGCAAAACCGAAATTTTGAAGGCGCGAGTTTAGAAATGTTAGACTCGAAATGGAATCGTCAAACTCCAAATCGCTGTAAAAAATTATCGGATCAAATGAAATCATGCGCATAGAAAACTTTTTTACTTATTTTAAAAATCAACTAAAAGATAGACAAGACACTATAAGACAGGCTATATGTAGTGGTGTAAAAGATTGGGACGAATATCGGTATTTGACTGGTAAACTTCGCGGTCTTGAAGAAACTGAACAGGAACTCACGGACCTGCTGAAGAAAACGGAGCTAGACGATGACGACTAAACCTAAATTAATTGTACCCAAACACGTTTGGGATGGTGCAGAAAAACAAAAAGAAAAAAAAGAATTAGAAAAAATTCCAAAACCTGTTGGTTGGAGAATAGTTTTGTTCCCTTTAAAACTACAAGGTAAAACAAAAGGTGGTGTTATTCTTACTGATGACACAATTCAAGAATCACAAATAACAACAAACATTTGTAAAGTATTGAAGACAGGTTCTTTGTGCTACACAGATAAAGAGAGATACCCCGATGGTCCTTGGTGTAAAGAAGGTGATTGGGTTATAATAACTCGTTATGCTGGATCTAGAGTAAAAATTGATGGCGGTGAGTTACGTATTATTAACGAAGATGAGATACTGGCAGTCGTTGATGATCCGAGAGATATTTTGCCAGCTAACATAATGTAACATGGAGAATTCTATGCAAGAACAAACACAAAATGACAAAATGGTACCGATAGATACCTCGGGTGAACCTGTCGAAGTGGAGTTAAACGAAGAACAAAAAGAACAGAAGGTTACAGGACCTGAAATTCAAGTTGAAGAAGCGCCTAAACAAGAAGGTAAAGAAGAAGAGCTTGAAGAGTATTCTCAATCTGTAAAAAGACGTATTGATAAACTTACACGTAAAATGCGTGAAGCTGAAAGACGTGAACAAGCAGCAATTGATTATGCAAAAAAAGTTCAAGAAGAAAATAAAAATTTAAGTGTTATATCTCAAGTAACTTCTAAGGAAAGAGTTGCTTCTGATGAACAAAGTTTACAATCAACTGAACAGCTTTTGAAAACAGCTTATACTCAAGCTGTTAGTGAAGGAGATATTGAAAAACAAATGGAAGCTCAACAAAGAATAGCTCAGTTAGCTATTGAAAAAGAAAGATTGAGTTTACGTAAGAAAAAAGTAGAGCAACAAGAGCTTCAAAAAGAAAAACCTGTTGAAGAACCTTGGAATAATCAACCACAGGCTCAACCACAGGTTAGACCTGATCCTAAAGCTCAAGACTGGGCTGAAGACAATAAATGGTTTGGAACAGATAAGGCAATGACGTATACCGCTATGTCTTTTCATGATGAATTAATAAATGAAGGATTTGACGCGAGCTCAGAAGAGTATTATACTGAAATTGATCGGAGAATCCGAAAAGAGTTTCCTCATAAATTTGAGGATCAAAGTAAGCCGAAGCAAAAAGTTGCTTCAGCTACTCGAACAACGGCAACAGGCCGCCGCACTGTGAAACTCACACCCTCACAGGTAGCTATCGCAAAAAAACTTGGTGTGCCACTTGAAGAGTACGCAAAACACGTGAAGGAGGCGTAATATGACTGAAAAGATAAACAAAACCTCGCGCAAATTAGAGACCCGTGAAAAGGATGTTCGTAAGAGGGGATGGGTTCCTCCAAGCAACTTAGAAGCACCTGAACCACCAGAAGGTTTTCACCATCGGTGGGTAAGAGCTGAATATCGTGGCATGGCTGATGAAAAAAATATCATTGGTAGACTACGAAGTGGGTATGAATTTGTAAAAGCAGATGAGTATCCCGATAGAATGGATTTACCTTCTATCGCTGACGGCAAATACAAAGGTACAATAGGTATAGGCGGATTATTACTGATGAGGTGTCCTGAAGAAGTTAAAGAAGACAGA